TTAGTTAATTTTCATTTTTGGCATACTTTTGACATCTTTTGCCTTGAAAACGTTATTTATTGTATCTAATTTCTTGGTTTCTTTTAGATGAGTATAGACATTTAAAGTAGTGTTGACATTACTATGTCTAAGCAACTCTTGTGTCGTTTTTATATCAACATCGTTTTCATATAAAGTAGAAGCAAAAGTATGTCTTAAATTATGAAAAGTAAAGTCATATTCTCTTTTTAAAATTCTATCCAAATTACTAACATAGTAGAATTGATTATTTTTTTGACAAATGTATTTGCTATGATGCGTTTTTAGGTATTCTATTAGTAAATCTTTTAATTGATCATTCAAAGGTATGAAGTCCTTTGATTTTTTTGTTTTCAATTTAGAAACAACTTGATAGTCGTTTATATTTCTTCCAGAATATATCAATTGGTTATTAATGCTTATTAAGTTGTTTTCAAAATCAATATCATCTTTTTTTAAGGCTAAGATTTCAGCAATCCTCATACCTGTATAGTATCCAATAGCAATAGTGATTGCATAACAATCTTCTAATTCGTTGTAGGCTTTTAGAAAAACTTCAAAAGGCACAACATTCATTTCTTTTTTTTCTTTTTCTATTACTTTAAGTGTTACTAGTGAAATAGGGGAATTGTCTATATATCCCATTTTAATCGCAAACGAAGTTACATTTTTTATAATATCCTTGATTGCTCTAACAATTGACATTGTTTTATCTTCAAAACCATTGAAAATTTCTTGTAAAAAAGCATAATTACTGAATAATGTTATTTTTGAAGCTCCAAATGAATTTCTAATATATTTTTTAAATGTACGTTCTTTCTTTTCAATGGTATTCAATGCAAATCTATCGCCCTCAGTTTCCATAAACTCCTTGAATACTTCATTAAAAGTTTTATTTGCTTCTTGATTTAAGCTGCCTTTTTCTTTCAATCTAGCCTTCATTTCAGTTTCATGTATCTGCGCCTCTTTTTTTGTTAAAAACCCACTTTTAGAATAATACTTTCTTTTGTCAAATATGTCTCTGTAATAAAAATAAACTTGATAAGTATATCCGTTCTTTGCTTTTTTTGCAGGTCTTTTTCTGATCATATATCACGACTCCTCTCATATTTTGTATAATAAAACGCCCATAACGGAAAAACAGGCGTAATATCTAGTTTAAACTTCTAAACTTATCTGTCTTGAAAGCTTCTATCATTTGCATGATATCAGCCATATCTTCAGGAGATATTTCATGATCAACAGCGAATATAGAATTTTCATATACATTTATATAATCATCTAACAATTCAGGATGGTTATCATAAAGAAAATCTAAATTGTTATCATGGTTGGTTTTCTTCATTTGATTATTGTTTCTTTAACTCAAATGTTTTACTTACACCTTGCATAGATGCAGTAAATGAAATAATACCGTTATTATATGAAAATTCCTTTGTATCATCAGTTGATGCTAAAATAGAAGTCTCAGTTTGCTCATGATTATTGTTTGATGTCCATTTATATTGATTAACATCAGTAGTAGGTGCATCATAAGAACCAACCCAATATATTGCGCTTTTATTTTCGTCAACAAAAACCCAATCAATTTCAATAACGTTATTAGAGATAGTGGCTTTTAAATATGTTCCATCAACTGGATCACATTGCCAAGTTCCTGTTAAATTTAAAGGTTCTTTCTTTTCTTCTTTTTTTGTTGTAGTTGTTTCTTTTGAAGATGGATTGTCTTTTGAACTGCTATTTCCACATGCAGTTAGAGATAGAGCTAAAGCCCCAATTAATGCTAGACTTAATAATTTTTTCATTTGCATTCCTCCTTTTTTATTTGATTTATTTATGCTTGATATGATAAAATTCAATGTGTAAAAGGGCTTTTGAGATGGTTCTTTTTATTAAGGTATTGGTAGTACCTTATTTTTACTCTCCTGTTGGTAGCGGGGGAGTTTTTTTACTTTCTATGCATTCGAATTGCGTTTTACTGCATCAACAACACTTGAACTTTGCCAATTAACTATTTCATCAGCATAGTCTTGAATTTTTTGAGGCATTTTTTCATTTCCCCATGGTTTTACACCTACAATAGGTTTTCCTAACCTTACTGCTTCATCAATTTCATAATCAATCCATTCGCTATGTGCTGCGTACATACCTGCAAGTATTACAACACAGTTGACTTGATTAATTTTGTTTGTGATTTTTTGCTTTAATTCTTTTTTTGAATCAAAATCTACGGGATTAGTAATTGGAATTGAATAATTGATCCAATTGAAATAACTTGCTTCATCAAACCAACCTGTTATTGTTTCATACTGATCAGAGTATTTCCACGAATGACTAATAAATAATCTATGAGTCTTTGACATCTTTTTCACTTCCTTTCTCTAATGAATTTGTTATAATTAACCTTGAAAGGAATTGATATTATGATTAATAAATATACTAAGAAACCAGTAACTATTGAAGCTGTTCAATGGAACGGAGATAACACAAATGAAATAATTTCTTTTTGTGGATCATGTTGTGTTCCAAAACAAACTTATTTAATCATTCAAACCTTAGAAGGTAATCATATTGCTGATATTGGTGACTATATAATCAAAGGAATAAAAGGAGAGTTTTATCCTTGTAAACCTGATATTTTTAAAAATACTTATTCGAAAGCAGACTAATTAGTTTGCTTTTTTTTCGTTTAATTGAGCCCATGTGCCGTTTTCGGTTGCCATAATGCTTTCACATCTTTCAACAAATAACTGTTCATTTGTCATTTCATCAGTTCTTTTATATTCGCCTGATTGATACAAATATAACTCTTTTTCTTGCTTTAATTTTTCACATGTCATTCTAAATTGATAAAATAAGTCGTTATATTTTTTTAGTTTATCAATTGCTTGTAATACTGTTATAGTTGCAGCAAGCAAAGCGGATAAAAATGTAATTATACCTTTGCAATTGGGCAATATATCTATAAAAGCAGGTACAAGGGCAATTAAAGCTGAAATAATAATTGTTGCAAGAGAAATATTCTCATGTTTCTTTTTGTATTCAATTGACTTTAAATCATAATATTTTATTTGATCATCAAGTCTGTCATTTATGTATTTTTCAATTGACATTTTATTTTCTCCTTTTTTATTTTCATTTGGATGTGTACTTGAAACATTATTTTGTTGTTTTGATCCTTCAATATCATCATGTGAAGTATTGTTTTCTTTGTTTTTTTCTTGAAAAGCTGTAAGTATTGTCCAAAGCGTAACACCAAAAGCTATAACTGATAATCCGGAAAATGTATTTGAAACTGTATTAGGATCACCGTTAAAAAACTTCATTATAAAAATTCCTATGGATAGAGAAAGTATACATGTTGCAAATATTATTGCTTCTACATGAGGATTTATTTTACTTAAAAAATAGGAAGATAATTTATTCTTTTTTGGTCTCCATTCATAAATTATTACAAGAAGAATAAGCACTATTACAACTATAAAAAATGAGTAAGATTTACTTATAGGGAAATTTATTCGTGGAATATATCCAAGTAAAGCAATATTAATAATAATCATACATCCTAATATAGATAATAAATACCACATCAGTTTTTCCTCCTTTGCTGGTTATTTATACATTGTCAAATTGCTTGCTTAAAGCTAATAGCCTTTGAGGTTGCTCATATGCTATTTCTAAGATGTATTTAAAAGCTAAATCTATTTTATGTATTAAATCAATATCCATTTTATCTTGGATTGATAAATTACCGTTATTTGTATGAATAGATTCATTTCCTAATTTTTTTATTACTTCAAGAATATTTTTTGGAATACTATATGCCCATTCAGGAGCGTTTTTATTATCAATATCTTTAAAAAAATTATTTAATTTTTTCCCTAACATACCAGCTTTGTAACCATTAAGGTGCATCAACCATTCTAAAGCACTTCTATACATTGAGACTGCAGCGCTATATGCACCTATTGCTCTACATTTAAAAGCTTCTGTTAAATAATATTTAATTTCATCAGGGGTATTAGGAGTAATTGCACCAGTATAGGTATCATATAAAAAAGCATATTTTAATTTCTGGTTAGCATCTAAATAAATTAAAGTAATTACTTGAGAATTACATTGTAAACATGTACATTTTAAAATTATTGGAAATTTAGAGACTGCAATTGACTTTTTTTCTTTTGTTGAATTTAAATTGTTTGGATAAATAGTTCCATGAGGTGCTCCCATTGAGTATCTATAAGGGTTTCTGTCGTCATCAAAATGTTTTAATTCAATTTCCATCCTTCTTTCATCACCACAATGGGGACAAAATGCAATTATTTGATCTTTGTAACTTCTAAATATTTCCCAAAAAAAATCATATAATTCTTCACGAGAATTTATCTTTTCAATTTCTTCTAACTTGTGAATTTTGTAATTTGGATCACTAAATGTAAATTGAGTTTTCATTAAAACACCTCCTAGTTAATACATTAAATAATATCGTTTTGAAAAGTATAAATTTGCAAGTTTTTTATTAAAATAAGTGCATATTTATATAATTTTAATCTTAATAATTGTTACCTAACATTTCATTAGGGTTAAAGCTTACTTCTACCACTTTACCAATTATTTCAGCATGATTATTGTCAAAGTCATCTTTCTTTAATATAAGTGGTTTATTGGTTGGATCAGTAGATAATGGCTGTAATATAACTGTATCATCATCAAAAATAACTTGCTTAACAGTTGCTTCATTACCGTTTACTCTTACTACAGCAATTTGATTATTTTCTACAATAACTTTTTTTACGAGGACGAGTGAACCTTCAATAATACCGATAGCATTCATGCTATTTCCTGTCACACGAAGCCAAAAACATTCAGCACCTTTAGCTTTACTTTTATCAACAGGTTTATAGCCCTCGATATTTTCATCACAATATAAATTATATCCTGCTTTTACAACACCAAGAATTGGTTTAAGAACTTGTTCACTGTTTATTTCATATGTTTCTGTGTTTGAAAAAACAGGTAAAGTATCTAAAAGTTCATCCAGTTTAACATTAAAAATCTCTGCCATTCTTTTTAAATCCATAGAAGATGGGTCACGTTCTTCTTTTTCCCATAAAGCTATTAATGTTTTAGACTTGTTTAATTGGTCTGCAAGCCTTTGCTGTGTTAAATTATTTAATTTTCTAAGTCGTTTGATATTTTCTCCTAAAGGCATAGTCAAAACCTCCTTTGTTAACTTAATGTTAACATCACATTGAAAGGAATTTAAGTGAAAGTAACTAAAAGTAAACAAAATTATTGACAATTACATTACTATAAGTTACTATAGTAATGTAAAAGATGTTTACAAATAGTAATCTTACAAGGGGGTGGTGATATGAATAAAGTAAAAGGATATAGAAATATGCTTAATGAAACTCAACTTGATTGGGCTAAATTACTGAATATTTCTAGAACATCGTTCAATAAGAAAGAAAGTGGGCAAGTACCATTTAATGATCGTGAGAAAAAGAAAATAAAGTCTCACATCAATAATGCTTTACAGAAACAAAATGAAAAGCTGGTAACTATTGATGAGTTATTTTTTTAATCAAAATGTTTACATATAGTAAACGATAAGAGGCTTTATGTTTAAAAAAGGAGAAGTAGCGATGAATGGCTTAAATCAGCAAGAAATTATAGAACTATTAAAACTTTTACAAAGAATGAATCTAAAACAATTAAAAAAATTAAAAGAAATCATTGTTGAAGTAGAAAATGGAACAAAAAGACTAGAAAGTCTCATAAATGATTTCAATAAGTTGGCATAAGAAAGGAGCAAAGAAAAATGGAAAATGTTGAACAAAGATATCCAATTACCATGGCTGTTTTAAGAAATTGTATGGATAGAATAGCAAACTGGAAAAACGTAACCCCACAAGCAAAAACAAGAAAGCAATCGGAAATTGCGGTTGTTATTGTTGCTTTATCAAACACGTTATAGAAAGGATAAATCTAAATGGACAAATTAAGGAAATTCAGGGAGAGCTTGCATATGTCTCAAAAGAACATGGCTAAGAGAATAGGCGTTTCTCCATCGTACTACTACAAAGTGGAAAGTGGTTATCAAAATCCCAGTTATGAATTTCTAGCAAAATTTAAGAGAAGTTTTCCAAATGAGAGTGTTGATCAAATATTTTTCAGTAAATAAAAAAGCCATTAGTAGTGTTGGTACTAACGGCTGCACGATTTGTTTACTTCTTTGATATCCAACACTTATCAAGTCTCAAACTTAAAGCAGTATGCATCTGCTTTGTTACCCTACAATGAGACAAATAGAATTTACCTTAAAGCTACAGTTTATAAAATAGCCGTTTTTCTTGAAAACGTACTAGTCGTTTATATAAATAAATTGGCTGTCACTAGTACAAACAAGCATCACCTGCTAGCACATGAATGTGTAAATTTTATTTTAGAAGAATAGGGGAGTTTAAAGCCGCTTTTAACATGCGACCACCTCCTAACTAGATATTAACTTTCGATATCGTAGTGTAACAATATTTTATCACAATTTGGAAATTTTTGAAAGGAGGAAACACACATGGAAGTCAGACCAACAAAGATGCTCACTGAAAAAGAATTACGTGAAGATCTAGGAATTTCAAGAGACCAGTTACTTAACTTTATTGACCTTGAAATATTTCATCCTATCAGATTAGGGCGTGGTAGAAAGTTCAGTCAACAAGAAATCTTGGAATTTCAAAGAAAGTATGCAGGTCTTGACGTAAGCAATTATCACAAGGCAAAAAAAGCTAAAGAATATGTAGATAGTTTAGCTTAAAACAATTAAATAAATTACTAGTCATCAAAGGGCCAATCTCAACTCCTTTTATAAATAAAAAATTCTTTAGTTTTAACGGTTGGTACTTAAAGTCATAGACATTAATTGTGAAATATTTCATTTTAAACACAAGAGGTTGGTCCTTTGATGGCTGGTAATGGAAAGGAAAAATAGTATGGATAGAGAAAATCAAATAGGTATTATCAAGTTCAAAATCAAAAATGAAAAAGAGTATTTAAAAAAGCTTGTTAAACGTAAAGAAAAAGCTACAGAAGAATTTAAAAATTGTTCACCAAATGAAGCTAATTAAAAAATGTGTGAATTCGATATGGAATGTTCACATGTTTCTGATCAATACATCAGAGTGAAAGCAATTATTGAAGTTGCTTGTGCGTTGGATTTGATTTCAAGCATTGAATTTGAAGAGCTGTCAAGTGAAGTACGTAATTTAGTTCTTTAGAAAAGGAGCAATTGCTATGGAAAGATTATCAGGAAGAGGTCTTGCAACAGTAATAGGTCTTGCACTAATACTTGCAAAGCTATGTGCGATTGGAGTTACAAGTTTTATCGATGCATTTATCAAATGAAAAAATCAGCACTTATCAAAGCACTGATTTAATCAAATAAAAACCAAAATAACCAAATAAATTATAAAAAATAAAAGGAGAAAATGCAATATGAAGCTAACTAAAAAGGCATATTTCTTAATTGGAATATTGCTCTTTGGATGCTTTGCAGGTCCTGTTTGCTATTACGAAAGTAAATTGGATCAATGTAATGAAGCTATCAAGGAGCAACAGGAACAGATGGCGTTGTTAAAGGATTATTACAATGAATCGGTATCTCAAAAAGAGAAGTATCAGGAGCTTTATACAAGTGCTCAAAAAGATAATGAGTATCTGATAAAGCAAGTGGAAGAACTTCAAAAATGAAGAGTTCTCGGCCAGTTCGTTATCACTTATTACTGGCCCGGAGAAGATCGATACGGTCGTTTGACCTCAACAGGTGTTATTGCTGAAGAAGGAAAAACAATTGCAGTAGATCCTTCAGTTATCCCTTATGGCTCCGTAGTCCTAATCAACGGTAATGAATATATCGCCGAAGATTGTGGAGGTGCCATAAAGGGCAATAAGATAGACATTTTTGTTGAAAGTCCAAAGCAACAGAAATATCAAGTAGAAGTCTATATAAAAAGAGAGGAATAGTTATGGATAAAAAATTATTAGAAGACATCATCCAAGCCGCAAAAGCTGCAGGTGCAGATGTCAAGGTTGTTCAAATTGGTTCAACTGAAAAGGAAACAGGAACATATGAAAGACCAGCAGTACCATTACTTAAATTAGAATTAAGCATCAAGAAAGATGGAGATGCGCTTTCGGTATTAGCTGATGCTGATTGGAACATTTTAGGAAGTCTTTTCTTAGAAATGGCTCCAATTGATATTGATGTTGATAAAGTCAAAGAAATGTTTGTACCGGCTAAAAATGCTTTCATGCATTGCAGTAATGAATTGGATAACTACATCCAAGAACAATTTAAAGGAGCATTAGAAGATGAAGAAGAAAGAATTAGAAGAGAAAGTTGCTGATTTAGAAACAAACATCATGTGTTTAAGCTGTAAGGATTTGCTAACTAATGAAGAACATATGGAACTCAATTCAATGGAGCAAAAACTTACCAAATATCAAAAGGATCTAGAAGATGGAAACTACGAACTATGAGAAGTTCTTTCCTAATTGCAATATTGATTATGTCAAGAATGAAGAACATTGGCATCGATTAAGAGGCCAAGGAATTGGCGGTTCTGATGCAGGAATTGTGATGAACGTAAGTAATTACAAGACTCCCTATGAACTTTGGGAAGAAAAAACAGGTCGTAAAAAGCCTGTATTTCAAACAAGTGAAGCAATTGAAAAAGGGAATGCATTGGAACCAGTTCTCATTGAATTGTTCGGTGTGCTCTATAAAAATAAGTTCGAACTAGTTGATACAAAGGATATCAGTTTATCAAACAAGAAATATCCATTTTTAAGAGCAAATCTTGATGGGTCAATGATTGAGATTGCAACTAAAGAAAAATGGGGATTGGAAATCAAATCAACCACTATTCAAAATAGTGCAATGCTCAAAGAATGGACTAATGATCATATTCCAATTACTTATTACTTTCAAGTCCTGCATTACATGATAACCACAGGATTAAGACATTTTGTCTTATATGCAATTTTAGATATCCCTTGGGCTAACAATGGCGCAGGGAAGCAAGAAACAAGAGTTGTTTATCTTCACTATGATGATTTGGTGCTAGATGCAAAATATCTATTTAAAACGGAGTTGTGGTACTGGAACTTAATCGAAACACAAACACCACCACCGTTTTTAGAAAATAGAAACAAAGAATTAAAAACAATTTAAAGATTATCAGGAGGAAAAGAAATGAACGAATTACAACAAGGATTGCTCAATGAATTTGTAGCAGTCAGTATTTCAACCAAAGAAGATTTTGATAAGGTAATCAACTTCTTATCAATCAATAACTGTTTTCTTTCAAATGGGGAACCGGTTATCAAATTACCTTATCCAGGAAACCAACCAATTACAATCTTAATGCAAAACAAGATTGTTTATTGGCAAACAGCATCACAAACAATTGATCCAAGATACAAAGTAGTCAATACGATTGAATTCTTTAGACCAGCGGATGAAGAAAAAGTTATTGAAGCAAAAGCTGAAATCATTGATGAACAAGTAAACATTGATGAAAAGCATCTTTCATTGGAAGTTCAAAAACGTCCTGCAAATGAAGCAATCGTTTCAAATATTGATGACATTGTCAAACTGATTCCAGCAATTGAAGCTAAAAAGGGTGTAGTTGTTGATGAAAGCAACTATAAGGACTTTGTTAAAAAAGGAGAAGGAATGGTTCCATTATATCGTTCGTATGCTAAAAAATTAGATGCTGAAAGAAAAGCATTAGAAAAGGCATATAAAGAGCCTTTAGAAGAGTTTAAGAAAAAAGTAGGTTCAGTCGTTAATGCACTAAATGAAACTGCAGATATGGTCGCTGAAAATGTAGATGTGTATGTAAAGAAACAAAAAGACGCTCTAAAAAAAGAGTATCAAACAGCAATCGACCAATTAAAAAAAGCATTGGTTTCAAAAGGAATGCTTTCTCAAGAATATGCTGATCTATTCGTTTTTGATGAAAAATGGCTAAACACTTCAACATCTAAAAAGAAATTCAAAGAACAGGTAGAAGCACAGTTCAATGATTTAATGGAAAAAGAAAAGAACTACAAATTGAATCTAGAAATGGTCGAAAAAACAATCACAAATGCATGTCATATTGCAAACGTTGATGAAAAACTCATTTCAAGAAAAAAATTTCAATCACTTTTAAAAACTGAAGGACTTCCTAAAGTGACTGAAATGATTACTGATGAAGTAGACATTATCAAAAAACAATCTCAGGCGTTAGCTAAACAAAAAGAAGAATTTGAGAAGAAACAAAAAGAAGTGGAGCTTCAACATCAAAAGGAATTGGAACAAGCAAGAAAACAAGCTATTCACTCAGCTGATGAAGCAACTCAACCAAAATACACACCAGTTAAACGTGGAGATGAAACAATTGCAAATGTAAATGATAAATATGTCGTTACTGAAATCAAACAAACGCCTCCAAAATTTGAAGGTCAAAAATGGAAAAGAACATTTGAATTTGAAGGTGATTTAGCAGCGCTTCAAATGTTAAATCGTTACATGGATGTAATTAAGAGCATCAATCCAACATTCAGCTTTGGAGAAGTGAAACTAACTGAAAAAGAATTAAGTGATCCTCAAACAGGAGTGATCAATAAATATAACGTAAAGGAAGTAAACTAATGAACAGCGTAAAAGAAGTGGCTGAATTAAATAGTTTGAAGGAAATAGCAATTAGAATCCAAAGCGGAAAATGGATAATTCTAAATGTATATTTCCCTCAACCAGATAATCCAGTAATCGTTATGGGGAGAATAGCTTAATAGCTAATTTTCCCTAAACAATAATAAATTTGTTGAGTAGGTACTCCAGGGAACTGTTTAGATTCATATGTAACTGCATAGCAATTTAAAAAAATGTAGTAACCAGTATTTAATAATCTATTGCATTCATATTCTGAATCAACCTCTATTACCTCACTCACAACATTTTCATTCATTTTATCACCTCACTTTCGAGGTAAATTATAACACTAAACAAAAGGAGAAAATAAATTATGGCAGTACAAAGCATGGTACAACAAGCAACTAAAAATCCAGTAGCAACTGGTATCAAAAAATTCAACAATTTAATCAATTCAAGCATCATGAGAACTAAAATCCATCAAATGGTTGGCGCAACTGATTCACAAGAATTTATCACATCAATTACAAGTGCAGTTAATACAAATCCAGCATTAGCTGAATGTGATCCACAAACAATTATCAGTGCAGCATTGCTTGGGCAAAGTTTACATCTTAAACCTAGTCCTCAACTTGGATATTTCTATATGGTTCCTTATAAAAATAAAAAAAGAAATTGTACAGAAGCACAATTTCAAATTGGTTATAAAGGGTATCTTCAATTAGCAATCAGATCAAATGAATATGTTGATATTGATGCTACGGAAATTAGAGAAGGAGAATACAAAGGACGTAATAAGTTAACAGGTAAGCCGGAGTTTGAATTTGTTCAAGATGATGATGTAAGAGAAAATCTACCAGTAGTTGGATATATGGCTTACTTTGAAATGAAAAACGGATATATCAAACGTTTATATTGGTCTAAAGAAAAGATGCTTAATCACGCTGATAAATATTCACAAGCATTTTCTAAAGAAGCAACAACAGGAAAATATCCTAAAGTTTCATTTGCTGATTATGAAGCTGGAAAATATGATCCTAAAACTGAATGGCAATATTCAAGCTTTTGGTATAAGAACTTTGATGAAATGGCTAAGAAAACAATGCTTCGTCAATTATTATCAAAACATGCTTTATTATCAACTGAAGCAATTGAAAAAGCTATCACTTCAGATAATGCAGTAATTGATGAAAACTTAAATCCTCATTTTGAAGATGAAAATGTTGTTGATGGAGTTGCTACTGAAAAAGAAACACATCAAGCAATTGAAGCAAACACAGCTCCAACAATGCAAGATGTAATCAGCGAAGAAAAACAAGCTGAACCAGTTCCAGTAGACAGTTTCGACCCAATGTCAATGTAGTAAAGGAGTCCTTTAGATGGCAAAAGAGGTAGATACAAAAGGCTATGTAAAAATGTATAGAAAAGCACAGGAGGATGAAGTATTCAAAAATCCTTATGCATGGCAGTTATTTACGTACTGCCTCTTCAATGCCACTTTCGATAGTAGATATGGTGAGGTTGGTACGTTGATAACTTCAAAAAAAGAAATATCGGAAGATTTAAATATCACAAGGCCTACTTTAGATAAATTTATGAAATTCCTAAAAGAAAATAAGGTAATTGATTACAAAAGTTTTCGTGGTGGGATAGGTAAAACTGAGATAAAGGTACTCAATTACAAGAAATATCAAGACAGTTCAATGTAAACGAAATATACATTGAAAGTAAATCTAATTTACATTGAATGTAAACGAAATATACATTGAAAGTAAATCTAATTTACATCCTATCTTTATTATATAAGAACGTAAAGAACGTATAAGAACGTAAAGAACGAGTGGTGTGTGCACACTCACAAATAACAATCCTTCGCATACGACTTTGCAGATTGCTATATATAGTAGGCACACAACATTCAGAAAGGAATTTAGAAAATTTGGAAAAATTAGAAATTAAAAAGATTTTGAAATTTTACAAAAGTATTTATCCAAATTCAAAAATAGCCATAACACAAGATACGATTGAAACATGGATGATGATGTTTGGAGAATATTCATATGAACAGGTTCAAAAGGCAATTGTCAAGTTTTCAAAGTCTAACAAATACATTCCTAATCTTGCTGAAATCATTTCTAACATTGACGGAGACATCTATTCAGTAGAAAAGATCAAACCAAATACAGTAATTATTCAGTATGAAGATGATGGCTTTGGAAACTTTCCATTTAGATTTTCAAACTCACAAGAAGCTAGAGAATATTCAAAAAAATTCAAAGACTGCAACTACGATAAGGAAATGGTCAAAATCCTACATGATGAACATGTTAGAAAACGTAATGATGGTGTTCTTACATACAGGGGAGAAGCGAAAGCAAGATTAGAACAAAAACTTCAAAATCAAAATAACAAGGGAAGTAGAAGATATGATAAACAGAGTGGTTTTAGTTGGTAGGATGACACGTGATCCAGAACTTAGAAGAACTCAAAATGGTTCAGCAGTTACAGGTTTTACTTTAGCAATGAACCGTCCAAAGAGAAATGATGAAGAACAACAAGCGGATTACATTTCGTGTGTTACCTGGAACAAGGTTGCTGAGAACGTTGAAAAGTATTGTTCAAAAGGTTCATTGGTTGGAGTTGAAGGAAGACTTCGTTCAAGAACTTATGACAATGTACAAGGTCAACGTGTTTATGTTACTGAAGTTGTTTGTGACTCAGTTCAGTTTCTAGAAACAAAACCTAGAGACAAATATGAAGAACAACAATATCATCAACAAGCACAGGCACCAGCAAACAGTTATCAACAACCTGTTCAAAACCAACAACAAGATAATTTTATGAACGAACAACCATCTTACAACATCATGGAAGATGATATTCAGTTCTAACTAAAATAAAAAACTTAAAATTTTCATTTCTAGTGAGTGTTTGCTATAAAGATGATTAACTTTACCAATTATCTTAAAACATTCGTTAGAATGAAGATTTTGCTATAAAAACAAGAAGTTAAACAAAAAGGAGAAACCAAAATGCTAATAAAAAAGAACGAAGAACCGTTTTTTCATAGATTTCTTTCAATTGCAAAGGAAATCATCAAGAAAAACAGTGCATATCCACCAGTATTTTATGGTGATGATGAAAAACTTTATTTAGTATGTAACAACTATGCAGCAGTTTATGACTTTCAAAGCAATCTTCTCTTAGACGATGAATTAAGAGAATTTGGAAAAATCCCTTATGAACTGTCGGAATTACCAAACGGAGATATGATGCTTTCTAAAGCTGAACATTTCAACTGTCAGGAGTCCTATCTGATTGCAGTTAGAAATTTCTTCAAACATGCAGGGTATCTTTCAAGAAAAGTATTTTCCGTTGAAAAAGGTGATCCATACAAAATACCAAAAATCGTTGAAGTAACAAATCGTTGGATTTCGGAAGACGACAACAAGATTTTAGACAGGATAGGATCTCCTGATATCTACTTGCTGGATGAAGAACGTGATAGTGAATTTACTACCCTGACTGGTGATTGGAACCAATGCTACTTGGCGGCTTATGACCAAATTGAACTTAACGGTGGTCAAACAACAATTGCTATGACAATTTACTTCAATATCAAAGATGATCCTAAAAACAATGCGTATGATCAACAGGAAATGGAGTTTGTTCAACAACCTGCAGAATATGATTCGTTTGAAAATATGGATGTTGAAGAACCTGAAGAAACTTATCGGGAAGAACAGGAACTTGACTCATTGATGAATGAAACAATCATTGAAGAAACAAGAGGTGTTGAGGATGAATTCGACCCAATGCGAGCTTAATCTTGGAATACAAGCGGACTACAAGAAGTTTTGGTTCACTGTACCAGGAGCAATCGTTGGAAAAGGTAGACCAAGATTTACAACACAAGGAAGATTTGTAAGAGCTTATACACCTAAGAAAACAAGAGATTATGAACAAAAAATAGCAATGTATTATCGAAAAACTACAAGTTACAAAAGTAACAAGGCTCTAAGAGTAAAGATATTCGCATACAGAGAAGTTCCAAAATCAACCACTAAAAAATTAAAGAATTGTCTTTTGGATAAAACGTTTTTTTGCACAGTAAAACCTGATATCGACAACATCATCAAAGTAGTTTTGGATGCTCTCAACGATGTTGCTTACTATGATGACATTCAAGTATGTCAATTGGTTATCATGAGAGAATATGCTGAAAATGAATGTTTAAAAGTGTGTATTGAAGAAATTGGAGAAAGAAAACCAAATTAAATAATCAAAAACCAAAATAACAGGAGGATTTAAAATTATGGATTTATGGTCATTATTGGATGAAGAAAAAAAAGAACATGAAAAGGTCAAAAAAGTAAAAAAAGAAGTTGAACAAGTTGCTGATCAACAACCTGCTCCAGTTGTAGAAGACGAAAAACAAGCGACTGGAGAACAAAAACAAGCAACAGTTCAAGCAACTGAAACTGAAAAGCCTAAAACAGAGGAAAAGCCTGCAGGTAAAAAGAAATCCGCAAAAGAAACAAAAAAACCTAAAACACTTGAAGAACAAATTGCTACTGTTCCAGATAATCTAAAAACACCAATTGATAGAATATTTAAATATTTGATGTCCGTACCAGGGATGGATGAAAAAATGAGAAATCCTAAAAAATCAATTACAGATATGTGGCAATTTGTGGAATCTAATGCTAGAAAACAAGCCACAGGAAATACAGCTTGTATTGAAGATGAAGTAGTTTATGGATGGGCGGTGCATTACTATGACGAAGACGACCCAAAATAACTTGGATTCTTTGCTGGAAGAACTTAAAACAGCAAATTTGGAAGATCATTCTAACTATTTAGCAAATGAATATTTTATTTCAGAAGATGGCAATGATGACATATGGAAATACAAGAAAAAATTTCATGGAGTTGTAACTGATTTTGTAACTCGGTACGAACTTTGGAATGGAAGATTGATTGCTAGAGTTTACTTCGTTTGGCAAGGATGGCTAGATAAGAAAAAACAAAAAAGAATTGTTGAAGTACAAAGATACCTTGGTGGGTGTCGAAATAAGTTATCCAGATATGTTTATCAAGGAAATTATGGAATCAAGTGCTTGATCAATTACATGTTTTACACTGAATCAAGATTTCAAGAAGAGTCTAAATGGAATGTAACGAAACATACTACCCTTGATATTTTAGGAGAATGCTATCGTGGTTCGTATTACTATGGCACTTATATTGAAAACGAAGAATATGCAAAGCATGTAGTATCGAAAGAATGTGAAGAATCCAAACATAGGTACTGTGCTTTTTCTTACAGTAAATGGCAAGAATATAGAATTTTTGAATGGCTTGAACTATATGAAAAACATCCTCAAATCGAAATGTTTGCAAAACTTAATCTAACATGGGCTCTCACTACGGGAATGAACTATTTCAGATGGTCAAAAAAAGGCTTGGCAATATTAGGATTAGAAAGTAAAAATGAACTCAAATACTTACAGGCTTGTGGCAGTATTGCTTATTATCGTGAATGCAAAGAAGATATATTTAAATATAACTTGGATACGTATGATAAATTCATTGGCTATTTAAGAATGAGCAGAAACAACATGGAAATCAATAAAAAAAGCCTCAAATACATGATGGATAATAATTTTAATATTTATTTTTATCTTGATTATCTTAGGTTTGTAGAAAAGCTTGGATTGCCTAAAACATCTAAGATACTATATCCACAAAATTTAAGAGAATCACATGATAAATTAGAGAAAAAAATTCAAGTCATTGATTCAATGGAAAAACAAGAGCAGATAAAGAATCGTGTTATCAAGGAACTTTATAAATATCGTTTTGGTGATAATGAATTTATTATTACACCTGCCAATAGTCCATTGGATCTAATAAATGAAAGTAAGGAACTAAGTCATTGCGTACGTACTTACATCGATAAGTATGCAGCAGGAGATACAAGTATCTTTTTGATTAGAAAACGTGAAAATGTAAATCATCCTTACTACACATTGGAATTAAGACGAAACGAAGTTATTCAATTAAGAGGCAAAAATAATTGTAGGCCTACTGATAGTGTTGTTGCTTTTGTTAATAAATGGGCAAAGAAAAATAAGCTTTCAGGGGCATATATAAACTGATGTCAAAGTGTAATGAATTAAGAAAATTACTTTTGGAATGGGGCGAAGATAAATATTTGCCTCTCCAAGAGAAAATTAAGTATCTTGAAAATGAGAATTATCGTTTGAGAATGCAAAATCAAAGAATTCAAGAAAGGAATAAAAGACTTTCAATGATTGTTAAGAAAAGAAGAGAGGAAGCAAATAATGAGAATAGACAGAGGAATTGTTCAATGTGATAGATGCAAGAGAATTTTCAAAACTAAAGAGGTTACAAATTATAAAATCTCATATCAAGCGTATGGTTTTAAAAATGATGGTGGCATGGGACTTGTAACAAAGAAAGCAGAAATATGTTCCGATTGTAATATGGATTTTGATGATTTTATGCGTAATAGACCAGTTAGAGGACGTGATATCAATGACAGGTAAAGAATGGTCAAAATTATGTAAGGAACATGGTGTTGTTGTCATTGATGTAAACCACAAGAATATGACGCATGAAGATGCTATTAAGTTTTTTGATTTATTAAATACTGCAATGGATTATGCTTTTGCTAGAAAATATGATTTGGAAACTGACCAATATGAAGATTATGCATTGCCTGCAGGAGCTACATATTACGAAGATGATATGAACAAGAAAATTGCTTGTTGCGAATGTGGGAAAGAAATCACATATGGAGCTTCTTATACATCGAGAATTATTTTGGATAAATACGGTTTCGGATATGCAGTTTGCAAGGAATGTTATTTTAAAAATGATTTGAAAGATATCGTTAAGAAAGGTTAAGAAATTATGACAGCACAAGAAATGTTTGAAGAAATTGGATTACAAGAATTAAAGTTTAATTCCGAAGAAATGATGTATGATGATGAAGAAAATGACTTATTAAATACATATGTTTCGTTTAATAAATCACGATCTTTTAGAGATGATAGACAAAAACCAAGAAATGAAATTGAAATATTTTTCTTTCCTGATGAATGTATTGATTTTGATAAATTTATTACTGCAGTAAAAAAGAGAATGGAAGAAAAAGGGTGGTTGTAATGGATGATGCTTTATTTGAAATCGACAATATGTGTCATGCTTTAGGGTTTGATCCAAATAAAATTAGAAAAGGTCAAAGAGTTTTTGAATATTATAGAAACTTCTTTGTTGCTAGTGGAAAATACAAAGAAAGCTGGGAAAAGTTAGTTAAATGGGGTTATGCAGGGAAAGCATCTAATGCTATTGTTGACAGTTATTATTACGTAACACAAGCAGGATTAGATTTTTTAAGCAGTATTTATAAGATTAAGTTTAAACCAATGAAATAGAGGTGGCTAGATGAAACAATATTGTAGATATTGTGCTAACTGTACTTATGCTGATGGTGCTTATTGTGGTGTGAAAAAGAAAGTAATGAGAGATAGCACAATCAAATCAATAAACAAGTGCAAAGATTTTCAATTTAATGAAATAGATGTCCTTGATTTTGATAAAACATACAAACCAAGAAAAAAGAAAAATTATGAGCAATTGGGGTGGTTAGATGATTAAACCACTAACACCTCAATTTAGAAGTGATATTCTAGAAAGTTTTAATAAACAATTAGAAGAACTTGATAGTTGTGGAAACAACTCTTATGTAGCTTTACAAAAAAATACAATTAATCAATTTAAAAAATTAATCAAGTCATTGCCTGATGGTTATCCAATTCCAGTTGAGAGGAGAAATGGAAGATGAATAAATATCAAGAAGCACTAAACACATTAAAAGCAAGTGATATTAAATTATATGTTTATGAAGATCAAAAGAATGTCATAGAAGAACATCAACCAACTATTTTTGATTTTTACCATAGTGAAATATTCACTTTGCAAGAGTTGGTTAATAAATGTTGTCAATTAGAAAAGGCACTTGATAAAATGTGCAGAATTTTTGATGAAGAAATACACAATTGCGATTTCTTGTTAATAAGAAACTGTCTTTGTGATAGTAAATGTACACTTTGCAACAAAGAAAAAAGAGTTGAATTAATGAAAGAGTGGGTGATGAAAAATGTTGACTAAAACAAGATGCATGAGTTTATTGGATGATATCGCTGGATATGCTCATAGAGCTAACATTGGTCCTAATGGTATTAATGAAATAAATGAAGATTACAATGGATTGAAAAAGTTAATTGAGGAGCATTTCACTCCTCAACCTCTTGAGTTTAAGAATTTAAAACCTGGTATGTGGGTTATAGATATGTGGACAAGAACTATTTCTAAAATAAAGAGAATAGATGAAAATAGAAATGTCCATTTAAATGTTCAGGAAGAATATGATTACCTTACGCCTTTCAAAGAAAATAGATTTTATCCAATTGTAGTTCCAAATGTAGGAGATAAAAATGAGAAGCACATATAGAAATCTACAGATCATAAAACATGCTTTGCAGTACTATATCTCTAGACCAGACGCCAGCGAGAAAGATTTAGCAAGAGAAAAGAGCTTATTGGAACGTATCGAAGATGAAGTTGAATATTATCAAAAAGCATATCATATTCCAAAAAAAAGAGGTGGGAACAAATGATTAAATATTGTCCAGATTTAACCGGATTTGAAATAAGAGAATCGTATTTACGTGGCGGAGGAACGAATAAAACAGTTATTTTAAATCATTGTTTAAAAGATGCATGCGTCGCTTATAAGAATGGTAAATGCATTAAATACAATAACAATGTAGAAATAATAAAAGAGGAGAAAAAATAAATGAAAAAAGGTGATTGAAATGATAATAAATTTAATACGTTTTGGTGCGGAGTTGCTGCAACTATCCTTGTCGAATTGGCAGGGATAATTGCTTATGCTATTTATCAAGATCATAAAAATTAGTAATTAACTATTTAGGAGGATAAGGGATGAATTTTACAGAAGAAGAAAAAGAAACAATCAAAGAAGTTAAGGATTATCTAAAAGAGCTGAGAAAAATCAATCTAGAAAAGTTTTCTTTGACTTTTGAAATAGAGGACATCCCAAGTCCTCAATCTATAAAATACAGTGATGAAATGCCAGGAGGTTTTTCAAAACCTAAAGGAGAACAAATTACTTCTAATATGTTACGTAGAGAGCTTCTAACAAAGCGTGTGGCGCTATTTAATCAAGAACTGGATAGATTTATGCCATTGTTATATTTGCTCAATGCAGGGCATAGAAACATCATTAGAACGTATGTGTGTTCAAGAGGATATTCTGAAATGATTAGAACGCTTGATGAATCTTATTGCATAAGTGTTTCAACTTACAAAAGAGAATTCCCAAAGGCGTGTTTAGAATTGTCCAAGTATATTAATTTCAATAACGAGCCATCTTTAGAAGAATTGAATAACCGTTTTTTTAACAATATCAAGGGTGAATAATTATGTTCATTCTTTTTATTTTTATCACAAATGATAACTTTTTATTAAAAGTGGACCCAATTTGGACCTAGTTTGGACCTAGTTTGGACCCAAAATGAACCCAAAGTGAGCCCTAATTGGACCCAATTTGGACCTAGTATGAACCCTAATTTCCATGTTATTATGCTATTGTGGTTTTAAGAGAAAAGAAAAAGAACTTTTTTAACCACACAACATTTCGTTCTAAATGGTAAATCTTTGTTAAAAGCTCTATTCTATAGGGCTTTTTTCGTAATTATTTAGAATAAGAAGCTCAAACGCTTTTATTATACATATAAATCATTTTTGGAGGTGGTGATATGGCTTGAAAGAGAAATACGAGTTAGCATACCAGGATTATTTAGATGGGATGAAATACAAAGATATAGCTGCTAAATATGGTGTGTCAGTTAGTGCTGTCAAGTCATGGAAAAGTCGCTACTGGAAGAATAAAAAGTTGCAACCAAAAAAACCAAAGGTTGCAACCAAAAAGGTCGCTAAAAAGATAGCAAAGGAGATAGTTGAAAATGAAGAGCTGAACGAAAGACAACAGCTCTTTTGTGTTTACTTTATGAAGTATCATAACGCTACGAAGGCATACCAACTAGCATATGGTGCTAAGTATTCTACAGCTATGGTAAAAGCTTGTGATTTAAGAAAAGAACCTAAAATACAAAAAGAGATACAACGATTGAAAGAATTAATGTATCAGGAGATTCTTCTTGATCCAAATGATATAGTCCAAAGATATATTGAAATTGCATTCTTGGATGAAAGCGAGATGGATGGGAAAGCAGTGAAAATGTCAGATTCACTAAAAGCACTTGAATGGTTGGATGAACACTTGAAAGATAAAAATGAACAAAACAATATTGGAAATGATGGTTTCTTAGATGCATTAAACGCCAGTGCTAAAGAGGATTGGGAAGATGAAGAAGAGTAGAGCTGTATTCAAATTCAAACCCTTTAGCAAGAAACAACGAAAGGTTTTAAATTGGTGGATTGATAATTCACCAGTAAAAGATAAAGATGGAATTATAGCAGATGGTTCAATTAGATCAGGAAAGACAGTTTCAATGTCTCTTTCTTATATGATATGGGCTATGTCTAATTTTACTGAATGCAACTTTGGAATGTGTGGTAAGACGATTGGTTCATTTAGGCGTAACGTTTTGAATATTTTAAAACTGATGCTATGGTCAAGAGGTTATAAATTGAAAGATCATCGAGCTGATAACATGGTTGAAATCAGCAAAAATGGAATAACCAATTATTTTTACGTGTTTGGCGGTAAGGATGAAAGCTCTCAAGATTTGATACAAGGTATTACGTTGGCTGGTTGTTTCTTTGATGAAGTGGCTTTGATGCCAGAATCATTTGTTAACCAAGCAACTGCTCGTTGTTCGGTTGAAGGTTCGAAGTGGTGGTTCAACTGCAACCCTGACGGACCATTTCATTGGTTTAAAGTTAATTGGATTGATAAAGCAAAAGAAAAGAACATCATTTATTTGCATTTTACAATGGATGACAATCTTTCTTTAAGTGAGAAAATCAAGCAAAGATATAAAAGTCAATGGAGTGGTGTTTTCTATGACAGGTACATCAAAGGTCTTTGGACTGTTGCTGAAGGTATCATTTACGATATGTTCAATAAAGAAAAGCATATTGTTGATGATTGTGATTGTTTGATTGATAACAAAAACTATAGATATGTCAGTTGTGACTATGGTACTCAAAACGCCATGGTCTTTTTGCTTTGGAATAAAGGAACTGATGGCATTTGGTACTGCGTTAATGAATACTACTATTCAGGACGTGACAGGAAAGTTCAAAAAACTGATAGTGAATATGCGGATGATTTGGTTGAATTTCTTGATGGAAAAGAAATATTTCAAATTGTCGTAGATCCCTCTGCAGCATCATTTATTGCTGAATTAAAGAAAAGAGGGTTTAGAGTTAAAAAAGCTAAGAACGATGTATCAAATGGTATTAGATTGGTAAGCACAATGCTCAATCAATGCAAAATTAAGTTTTTTAGTAAATGTAAGAATACAATTAAGGAATTTTCTGTTTATGCATGGGATCCTAAAGCAAGTGCCAGAGGAGAAGATGCACCTATCAAACAAAATGACCATGCAATGGATGCTATCAGGTATTTTATCTATACAATTTTAAAAGGTTCAGGATTGAACACGGATCTGGAAGGAGGTATTTAATGAAGACATTAGAGGTAATTGCAAAAGATGAAATTTTTACCATTTCTGATGATGAAACAATGGACATTAAACATTTGAATAAATATATCGCTAAACATCAGCAATTGAATAAATCAAGATATAAGAAATTAAAGGATGGATATGAAGGCGTCTATCCAATTATGTCGTACCAGGATAAACCACAATACAAACCAGATAACCGTATAATCGTAAACTTTGCTAAATACATAGTTGATACGTTTAACGGATTTTTTATTGGTATCCCAATTAAAGTATCATCAACGGATGAAGAGGTTGCTATTTACATTAATGAATTGGATAAGAGAAACCATCAGGATGATAACAATGCTGAAATTTCAAAAAACTGTAGCATTTATGGTAAGTGTTATGAAATGTATTTTATCAATGAAGAAGCAAAAGTAGGTATTAAGTACATTGAGCCGACCAAGGGATTTATCGTATATGATGATTCTGTTGTTCCAGAGCCAAGATACTTTGTCACATATTATTATGATTCAAACGGAACAATGCATGGCTATCTGAGTAACGATTATTATGTTTATGAATTTAGCAATAAAAGTGGTATGCATTTCGTTGATGATGGTTCGCTTCATGGGTTTGATGGTGTTCCTGTTACTGAATATGTTGAAAACGCTGAACGAATGAGTGCTTTTGAAAGTACGTGGTCAATGATCAATGCCTACAACAAAGCAATAAGTGAAAAGGCAAATGATGTTGATTATTTTGCTGATGCTTATCTAAAAATCATTGGTGCAAAAGTTGATAAAGACGGAATTATTCATATTAGAAATAACAGGATCATTAATTTTGATGAAGAATCGAATACGGTTGATGTAGGATTCCTTGAAAAACCAAATGCGGATGGCTCACAGGAAAATCTTATCAATCGTCTTGAAAGATTGATTTTTCAGATGTCTATGACACCAAACATCAATGATGAAAACTTTGGTACAAGTTCGGGAATTGCTCTTAAATATAAGTTGCTTTCTATGTCAAACTTGGCCAAGACGAAAGAAAGAAAATTCACAGGTGCTCTAGATAGAAGGTACAAGTTGATTTTTAGTAATCCAATCAACACAATTCATGAAGATAAATGGGTTGATATTACTTACAAGTTCAGTCAAAACTATCCGGCAAATGTACTTGAAGAAACTCAAATTGCTCGAAACTTAGAAGGAATTGTTTCTAAAGATACTCAATTATCTTCTCTTTCAATCGTTGAAGATGTTCAAGAAGAAAAAGAAAAAATCAAGCTAGAAGATGAAGTTTCTAAAGAATCTATTGTTGATAAAAGGATGTTTAATCAATAGATGAATAGTGCCGAATATTGGCGTTTAAGAGAAGAAAAACAACGCTTGAAGAATATCAAATACGAAAAAGAATATGATAAGAAGATTAAAGAAATCTATCAAAGAATGATGGATGAAGTACAATCTGAAATCAATAACTTCTACGCTAAATATGCAAAGGATACTGGTATCACAATGGCTGAAGCTAAAAAAAGAGCTTCTAATTTGGATATGGAAGTTTATTCAAGAAAAGCTAAACAGTATGTAGAAGAAAAAAACTTTTCACAACAAGCAAATGATGAAATGAAGCTTTACAACTTAACAATGAAAGTCAACAGACTTGAGTTGTTAAAAGCAAATATTGGTTTGGCTTTAGTAAGTGGCCATGATGAATTAGAAAAATATATGGATAATCTTCTTGAAAATAGAACACTTGATGAAATTCAAAGACAGGCAGGCATTTTAGGATCAACAATTTTAGATAACGCTGATACTGCTCATTCTATTGTCAATGCATCTTTTCATAATGCAACATATAGCGATAGAATATGGATGCATCAAGATTTGCTTAAACACGATCTTGAGAGTTTGCTAGCATCAGGACTTATCCAAGGAAAAAATCCTAATGAGTTGGCCAGATTATTAAGAAAACGTTTTGATGTTAAAATCAGTGATGCACAGCGACTAATGAGGACTGAACTTGCTAGAGTTCAAATTGCTGCGCAGCAAAAATCATATGAAGCAAACGGATTTGATGAATATGAATATATAACATGTGGAATCGGCGATGCGTGTGATACTTGCAGAGCGTTAGATGGCAAGGTTTTTCCAATAAATCGGATGAACATTGGAGACAACGCTCCGCCAATGCATCCAAATTGTCATTGTTCAACAGGCCCTCATATGGATAGAAAAATCTATAATGAATGGCTCGATGGACTTGCAAATGGAAAACACAGTTTGAGATTGGATGAATATAAAAAGATTTCAGATGTAAAAAATGATTTAAAAAAACAAGTCACAGTTCTATCTAAAAGTGAAAAAGAAATTCTTACAAGATATACTGGCAATCTTGCTATGCAAATTAATTTTGCTTTAAATACTGGACGTGAAAGAAAATTCAAAAAGGAAATAGCAATGTTAGATCATGCACTAAGTAAAGGAAAGATTCCAGATGATTTAATTTTATATCGAAAAATAGATAGTAAAGTTCTACTAAATAAAAGAAATGTTTCTGATAATGACATGTTTAGTTTAAAAGGTACTACGAAAACAGAGAAAGGATATTTGTCTACATCATTTAAAAACTTTGATTATAAATTAAGAGATGTAAATCTTGTTATGAAAATTCCAAAAGGTTATAAAGGCGCATTGTATATTGAACCATTAGCAAAAGAAAGTTATAAAAATCAAGATGAGGTTTTGTTTAAAAGAGGTGTGTGCTACAATATATGTGAAGTAAAAAAAGAAAAAGATAAATACACTTTAATAGTGGAGGTAAAGATAAATGATTGATTACGATAAATACCAATTTCATATTAAAGTTATAGGAAGCAAAGAAGAATTTATAAAGCATATTGAAGATTTTAAAAAAGCTGCTCCTTATTATACAGAGGAAGACATAGTAGCAATTCTTGATGAAGAACAAGACAAAAAAATAAGGCCTTCTTTTTGGAATAGACCTTGGATGTAAGCCGACAAATAGTCGGTTTTTATTTTTTCAAAATTAAGGAGTAGATATGGAAGTTAATATTTTAGGAACAACTTATGAAATTGAAAAGCTGGATGAAAAAGATTCATGCATGTTTAAAAATAATGCTGATGCATATGTTGATTACACAGAAAAAAAGATATTTTTGCATAAGGGCGATGTTATGATCAATGTATCATTAAGACATGAATTAGTTCATGCTTTTATGTATGAAGCAGGAATTGAATTTGGGTATCAATTTCATAATGAAGATGTTGTAAATTATATAGCAACTATTTTTCCAAAATTGGAAGAAGCATTTAAAACAACAAAATGTATTTAATGAGCAAGTTTAAATGACTTGCTCTTCTTTTTGCAAAAAAATAGAAAGGAGGGAGTCTATGGCTGAAGGATTAAGACCACATTATCATCAAGAATTTGAATATTATACTATTCAATATTTTGATAAGAAAAGACATGTTATTGTTAAGAAAATTCAATACATGTGTATGATTTGTGGGCGTATCCGACATGAGAAATATGACTGTTACGTACCACCACCTAAATCAAAAACAAAATCATTAGAACGAAATAAGAAGAAATATGGCAATCGTGAGTGATTGTTTTTTATTTTCTAAAAGAGGAATTTATATGATTAAAATTACAGTTGGAATCTCTAAAGAACATATAGCAGTTAAATGTGTTGGTCATGCAAATTACAACATATGTGGTGAAGATATTGTATGTTCTGCAATTTCCACACTCTTACAAACGCTTTGCTATAGTTTGGAAGAATTGACATCAAACAAAATAAACGTTTCTCTAGAAAAAGGAGAAGGATATATAGGTATATATCATCCAACATGTAAAGCAATTACATTAGTTAATGGCTTTGTAATTGGATGTAGAGAGGTAAGTCATACTTACCCTGATTATGTACAATTAGAAATCAAAGAATAGCACTACAATGAGTGCTTTTTATTTTGTCCAAGCATTTACGACATTAAAAGATATGGATGAGTCAGGCGTGGAAACTTTAAGCTACGGAAAAGAGCAGGCGTGTAACTCTCTAAAAGATACGGATAGGAGAAATAAAAATGAAAAAAGAATTAGAAAAATTATTATCCCATAAAAGAAACTTAAATTTACAGTTATTCGCTGAAGAAGGCGGAGATGGTGAACCAGGCAACGATGATCCTGAAGACAAATCAGGAGATGGTGGAAATGATGACAAAAAATACACTGACGAAGATGTAAACAACATCATCAATCGAAAATTTGCTGAATGGGAAAAAAGACAAAAAGAAAAAAGCGCAAAAGCTGCAGAAGCTGAACGATTAAAAAACATGACCGAAGAAGAAAAAAGAAAACATGAAATGGAAGAACTCCAAAAGAAAATCGCCGGTTATGAGAAAGAAAAAGCTATTGGAGCAATGACAAAGGTTGCCAGAGGAATCTTAAACGATTCCAAAATCGTTGTTAATGATGAATTATTAGTAAATCTAGTAGCAGAAGATGCTGAAACAACAAAAACAAATGTAGAAAGCTTTGTAAAAAACTTCAATGATGCTGTTCAAAAAGCAGTAGCTGAAGCATTAAGGGGAAAAACACCTCGATTAAAGGATGGCTCAAAAGAATTGACAAAAGAAGATATTTTAAAAATCAAAAATAGAACTGAACGTCAAAAAGCAATGGCTGAACATCCTGAATTATTTAGATAAAAAAAGGAGAAAACTATATGAGAAAACAATTCAATTTACAATTATTTGCTGCACCAACAAATACAACAGTTACAACTGATTTAGAACCAGGTATTTCTATCGATTATACTTCTAGAATCAGTTCAAATATTAATGAATTACAAGATTTATTAGGGGTTACTGAATTAACACCAATGTCTTCAGGAACAACAATCAAAATCTATAAAATGGAGGTTGGCACAGTTGCTCCTCAAGTTGGAGAAGGTGAAACAATCGGTTTAACTAAAGTAACTAGAAAGAAAGTCAAAGATATTGACCTAGTATTAGAAAAATATCGTAAATCAACTACTGCCGAAGCAATTCAACGTTCAGGACGTAATATTGCTATCAATCAAACTGATGAAAAAATGGTCGGTGTCATTCAAGGACAAATCAAAAAGACTTTCTATTCTACATTAAAAGAAGGTACTGGTACTGCTACTGGTAAAACTTTACAATCTGCCTTATCTGCAGTGTGGGGAGAATTAGTTAAACATTATAAAGATGAAACAGTTACACCTATTTATTTTGTATCTACAGATGATATTGCTGAATATTTAGGTTCAAAAGAAATCACTTTACAAACTGCTTATGGATTCACATACTTAAAGAATTTCTTAGGTTTAGGTGATGTCATCGTTTCACCTGAATTAGAAAAAGGTACAGTATATGGTACTGCCAAAGAAAACATTGCGGGTGCTTATATCCCAACAAACAATGGGGATGTTGCTGATACATTTGGCTTAACAAGTGATACAACAGGTCTAGTAGGTATGGTTCATACTTCTAAAACAGACAATGCAACAATTGAAACATTATTAATGTGTGGTGTTAAATTCTTCGTTGAATATGTTGATGGCGTATTCAAAGGAACAATCACTCCGGGAGATGCTGCTTAATGTATGTTGCAATTAAAAGATTTTCTGATTTAACAGATGATGATCATATTTATGATACTGGTGATGTGTACCCTAGAGATGGCTTTGAACCATCTAGGGAACGTATCATTGAATTGGCAACATCAAAAAATAAACTAGAAACACCACTCATCACTTATATTGAGGATGAAGAAAAAAACATTGAAGAAAATGATAAAGTAGAAGATGAAAAGCAAACGCCTAAGAAAACAACTAAAAAAGCTAAAAGTGAATAGTTATGGCAATCATTGATGATGTAACTGCGTTATTAGGATTTCCTGAAGAAAAACCTAACAGGACATTAGATGTGATTATTCGTCTTACTACTAATCGTTTAAAAACACTATTGGATGTTGAAGAAGTACCAACTGAATTAGAATATATTGTTACTGAAGTTTCAATTGTTAGATATAACAAGATTGGTTCTGAAGGAGTCACAAGTCATTCCGTTGAAGGAGAAACCATGTCATTCAGTGACAATGATTTCAAGGGGTATCTAAATGATATAGAAGTTTGGAAAAATAAAAAGAACGAAGTAAAAGGAGTTGTCAAATTCTTATGAGATATGACACTCCTATTTATTTTCAAAAAGTTACACAAGGTGAGTATGATCCTACTACCGGAGATTATGGAGAGGATACAGTAGATGAAACCTGTGTAATGGCATCTGTCATGGATACAAGGACTGAAACAATGCAAATTGTTTATGGTTCTATCAAGCAAGGAAGCAAAACGATTCATATTCAAAACCATTATGATAAGTCCTACGATTCTATTAGAATTGATAATAAGATTTATCGAGTGGATTATTCTAGAAAACTTAGAAATAAACAGTCGTTTATCGTTCATGAGGTGCAAAATGGGTAGAAGCATAAAAATTACAGGCGTTAAAGAATTAGAGGCTAAACTAAAGAAAAATGCAACTCTTGATGATGCTAGAACTGTTGTTAAGAAAAATGGTGCGGATTTGCAATCGCGAATGACAAGAAATGCGGTCTTTGTCAAAGGATACTCAACCGGTGCAACTAAAAGAAGTATTAGAAGTGCATTTACAGATTCTAATTTGACTGTAACAGTTGAGCCAACAACCAGCTATGCATCTTACCCGGAATATGGGACACGATATATGGCGGCCCAACCTTTTGTACGGCCATCTTTCAACATTCAAAAAGAAATCTTCAAAAGAGAACTAAAGAAACTAATGAAATGAGGTGTGTTATGGATCCTCAACAAGAATTATTCAGTTACTTGTTAGTAACGCTAAAAAAAGAATATCGGGATATGGTTTTTGATGGCTTTATGCCACCTGAAAAAACAACATATCCTTTTATTTATCTTGCTGACAGTCAACAAACTGATGACTATAGCAATAAAACAGCCATCTTCAATAACGTGTATCAAACCATTCACATATGGAATGACTCGCCTAAAAAAAGAGGAACTGTTTCTAATATGGCATTAAAAATAAAAAACATTGTAAGAAGATTGGAATACACGAGCAATTACAAGTGGGAAATTAGAAATATTGAACAAAGAATTTTGGAAGATACGACAACTAAGACACCACTTATGCATGTTGTGTTAGAGTTAGAATTCAAATCTTCTAGTAAAGGAGGAAAAAGAAGTGATCAATAAAATTGATTTGCAATTATTTGCTGATGAAAGTCCTGAAACGATTTCAGGAAAAAAACTTGTCTACTTATTTAGAGTGGCAGAAGATTCAAAAACAGAAAATGCAGGTGCTTTAGCTTTTGTAACCGAAAATGAAAGAACAACATCTAAAGATGCTGATTCTACACAAACGAAAGATGGAAATGTTCGTACACCTGGTGCTGCTGAAATTGAAATCACAAGTACATCATTATTGCCTAAAGGGGATAAGATGATTGATAAATTAGAATCAGCAATGCTAAATGACAAACTTGTAGAATGCTGGGAGGTAAATTTAGCTGAACCTGGTTCTAGCGCAAATAGTGGTAAATATAAATCAAAATATTATCAAGGATATATTACTGAATTAGGAATTTCTTCTAATGCTGAAGATAATGTTGAAGTAAGTATCACTTATGGAGCTAACGGTCAAGGTGCAGATGGATACGCAACGTTGACTGATGAGCAAAAAGAAATTGCATCTTACGTCTATAAAGATGTAATAAAAGAAAGCGGAGAATAGGACGGGTATTTATATCCGTTCTTTTTATTTGGATTGAGAGGAGAAAATTATGGAATTAACTATTGAAAACAAAACATATAATTTTAGATTTGGAATTGGATTTGTAAGATATTTAGATGGAAAATCTTCAATTGAACAAAATGGTGTTCAATTTGGAATTGGATTGGAAACATTGATTCCAAACTTATTAACAGGAAATACTGTTACTTTATCTGATTGTTTATTTGTAGCAAATAGAACTGAAAACCCAAGAGTCACTCAAGAACAGCTTGATAATTATATCGATAATGAAAATACAGATATTGATGGCCTTTTTGACGATGTGTTAAAAGAGTTAAAAAAGTCGAATGCTACAAAGAAGAAAGCAAAGATGATAATGAAAGAGTACGAAGAAAAAATGCAAGAAACACAGGATCAAGCAATGTAGTAACATATGAAGAAATAATCGAAAATTGTTTTCGCTATTTAAACATCAATGATATTGATAAAATCAATAGATTAACAATCAAAGATTATAGATGTTTGATGAAAGGCGCTCAAAAGAAAAAGATTGATGAATCAGAACAGTTATTTCTCTTAGCATGGGTTATCAGACAAGCAAAAGCACAAAAGAAAAGTGGTAGATATGTATATAGAACTTTCAAACAGTTCTTTAATCGAAAGAAAATCGAAAGCAGTATAGAAAATCAAAATAATGAAACTTCTCTCATTGAACGAATTAGACAAGCTGTAGAAATTCAAGGAAGGAAGTGATAATTATTGGAAACATATAGTGTAAAAGCAATACTGAGTGCTGTTGATCAAAACTTTACAAGCACTATGAAAATGGCTAACAGTAGTCTTTCAGGCATTAAAAGTGCAAGTGAAGGAGCTACTAGTTCAATAATGAAAATTGCTAGTGGCATAGGGGTTTTTAAAGCTTTAAGTGCAAGTGCTAACTTAGTTAAAAGTTCTATTTCAAGTGCCATGGGTAGACAAGATACTATGGAAGCGTTCAACCGTACTATCACACAGATTACTGGCAGTGCTGAAAATGCCACTAAGGCATTAGAAGATTTAAAGAAAATCACTAAAGGTACTGCGTATGGATTGGACATTGCAGCAAAAGCAACTCAAAACTTTGTTACTCGTGGTATGGATTTATCAAAAGCAACCAAGTCTGTTGGTATTTGGGCAGATGCAGTCAGCTTCTATGGAAAAGGAACCAATGAACAGTTAGAAACAGTTACGGATGCTCTAGCGAAAATGAGAACTAAAGGAACGGTTGAAATGGACCAATTAAATCGTATGTTTGATATTGGAATTGATGCCGTGGGTATTTATGCAAAAGCAGTAGGAAAGAGTTCTCAAGAGGTTTCAAATAGTTTATCGGATAAAACAATAAGAACTGATGAATTTTTGAATGTAGTAGAGAAAGCTATGGAAGAAGGCACTAATGGTGTTCAGAAGATTGCAGGTGCTGCTAAAGAAGCTGGTGCATCTTGGACAGGAACGATTGATAACATGAAAGCTGCAACAACACGTGGTGTTCTAAGCATCATGCAAGCAATTGATGACATGCTATCAAAAAACAAGCTACCTCAAATGAGAGAAATGATTTCTCAATTTGGGGAAGGTGCTGAAACCACAATGAATACTGTTGCCAATGGCATTAAAAATTTAAAAGACGTTGGAGCACTAATTCCACAAATTGGAGCACTGGGAAGTGCTCTTTTTGTCGTTGGTGGAAGTGTTGATTATATAAAAGCTTTAGGTGGAGGGTTTGATGCTCTTTCACTTAAAACAAAGCTATTTAATAAAAGTTTAGCTGATACAAAAAATAAAATTTCTGTAGTAAGTAAAGTGCTTAAAGGAAATTTGTCATTAGGAACTAATGAATTTAAAAGACTGACGGCTAGTAGCCAAGTTCTTGCCGAAAAGGTAACAATTTTAAAAGGTGCACTTAACGGACAATTTGGATCAGATGCATTTGGAAAATTGAGCAAAACAAGCCAAAAGTTTGCAAATGACATAGAAAACATTTTTCCACGCTTTGATAATATTACAAATAAGCTAGATGAAGTAAAAAGTAAATTTTCAAAATTAATGCCTGATTCAACAAAATCAAGTATTGATAATTTTAAAAATTTAATAAGTGGTAGCATGTCTATTGGAAAAGATAAAGTAAATGCTGTAGGTGATTCAATTGCTCAAATGTCATTCAAATTTCAAAGTGCGACAGGAAGATTTTCAAAAGACGGTCCTAAAATTTGGAAAGTTTTTAACAAACTCTCTAGTGTATCAGGGTATATATCAAACAAGATATCGCCAAAGTTAGGAAAAGCTATAAGTGCAGGATTTAAACAAATTCCTAACGCAGGTGCTAAAGCTTTAACATCAATGACTAGTGCTATGTCAAAAGTATTTGCGATTGCTATGAAATCAGTAGGACCTGCAGCTATTTTAGGATTGGTTGTTGCTGGTTTAGGAATTGTAAATAATCAGTTTGGAAGTCAAATTGATCAGATGATTGCCACGGTTGTTACACAGGCGCCTAAAGTGATTAGTAATTTTGTAAAAGGAATTACCAGTCAAATGCCTATGTTAGCAAGTTCAGGAGCACAGTTACTTGTTCACTTATCAGTCGGAATAGCCAAAACATTACCACTTGTTGTAAATGCAGGTATGCAAATATTGAATTCAATTATTCAGGGAATATCAGCTAACGCTCAATCAATTGTTAAAAGCGCATTGCTAATTGTTGGTACTTTAGGTGGCGCAATATTAAATGCTATACCTCAATTGCTTGGAATTGGATTACAATTCATTGTTTCAATTACACAAGGTATTTTAGATAACATGCCTTTAATATTGGTAGGAATTCAAACTATGATTACCAATATTACAACAGCGATTCAAACACAACTGCCTACAATGATACAAATGGGCGTTCAAATTCTACAAAATATTGCTACCGGTATTGTTCAAATGCTACCTCAATTAGTTGTAGGAGCTATTCAAATTATAACTACACTGATTAATACAATCAGTGAAAATCTTCCTACAATCCTTAATGGTGCAGTAGAAATCATCAATACATTAGTTGATGGTTTAATCAATAATTTACCACAAATAATCGATGCTACAGTTGAATTGATAGGAGCAATTTTAAACGCAATTATTACAAATCTCCCTCAAATCATGACTGCAGGTGTTCAAATTATCTTGAAGTTGGTTTCAGGATTGATTTCAGCAATACCTCATGTTATTTCGGGTGCGGCTAAAATTGCTAAGAAAATTATTTCAACTTTCAAGGATACAAACTGGTTAGAAATCGGTATTAATATCATCAAAGGAATCGCAAAAGGAATTTCTAGTGCTGCTGGTCAGTTATGGAATGCAGCTAAAGGTGTTTTAGGCGGTTTCAAAGACAAAGTTCTAGGGTTCTTTGGTATTCATTCGCCTTCTCGTTGGGGTAAATGGGTAGGAAAAATGATTGATACTGGATTTGCTAAAGGTGTTGGCAATAATATTCGTTTGATTGCAAATCAAGCTCAAAAAATGTTTGATACTGTACAATCTTACGTTTTTGATGTCAATACATTAGGTATGAACCTTTCGCTCGCTGATGGACTTAGTGGTACTTTGAATCGTTATATAGAATACAATGATCGCTATATTGATGATGAAGGTGGTAACGATGATAACACAGAATATAACTTCAATATTACAACTGAAATTGATGGTAAAACAGCTGGTAAAGCAATGGCAAAATACACTAAAGAAGAACTTGATAGGATGGACAAACATTCAAGAAGATTGAGAGGTGATATCTAAATGTTATATGATTTTATAGACACAACTTCGAACATATCAGCAGGTAATTATTTGCCTGCTGAAGCAATGTCTTTTAATGGCGTTTATTTAGAAAATGAGATTGATGGTTATCGAACCCTCTCGGTTCAAGGCAGAGAACTTGCATCTTCTTCAATTAATGACATTGAAATTAATAGTAAAGATGGTACACATTATAAATCAAGAAGGTATGATTCGAGAATTATTACTGTTAAATATCAATTGATTACTAAAAGTAATAGTGAGTTTAGAAAAGCATTTAATAAAATGAACAGCATTTTTGCCGTTGAGCAAGCACAAATTATTTTTAATGATGAGCCAGATAAATTTTTTATTGGAACCACACAAGGAAATCATGAAATTGAAGGTGGTTCAAACTCCGTAATAGGTGAGATTGAAATATATTGTGCGGATCCATTTAAATATAGCGTTAAAGAAAAAACAGTAACTGCTACATTAGATAACGGTTATACTTTTGAAATAGATTACAAAGGAACTAGAAAAGCTTATCCAAAAATCGAAGCTGTAATGCATGGTGACAATGGTTTTCTTGCTTTAGTAAACGATCAAAAGAAAATTCTACAGTTTGGAAATCCTGATGAAGTCGATGGAGAAAATTACACACAAAATGAATACTTATGTCATTTGTCAGATTTTGCTAATTTACCAAACGACTCTCCCGATTATTATAGACCTTATATTAGAACCGGTGGCGGAATGATATATCAAACTTACAATGGAAGTAATTATAACCCTTGTTTGTACATGACATCGGTAGCACAATCAGGACATTTTTGGACAGGAGCTTGCAGATTATTAACAATTCCAGCAGATTCAAATGGCGAAAGAGGAGCAAAGAATTTCTACTGCTATATGAATCAATGGTTCTCTATCGGTATATCAGGTCAAACAGGCATTCAAGAAATATCATTTTTAACGGATGATAACAAAGTAATTTGCGGAGTATCTATCAATAAAACAGACGCTGCAGGGGAAGGTGCCTACGTATCATTCTTTATCAATGGTGATAATGTTGTTAAAAATATGTTATTTTATCCATACGAAGATCAACAGTTAAATATGTTTGATAATGCAAGAGGTCATAATTGTGTTGTAAAAGAAGGCGGAACTATTAAGTTCTATTATCAAGGAACATATTATCAATATACAGTACCAGAAGTAGAAAATATGGTTTGTACAAAGATACAAGTTGGTATGGCTCAATGGGGCGAAAGAAACATGAGTGAACAATGGATATCACATAATTGTATTCGTGCTATCGATTTTCAAAAGATGTATGTAACTAAATGGCGCGATGTCCCAAATAAATTTAGAAATGGAAACAAATTAACCATTGAATGCGAGACTGCAAATGTTTATTTGAATGGTGTTAGAGATCCATCATTAGGTGCTTTAGCAAACAACTGGGATAATTTCTATTTGAAACCTGGATATAACCAAATCAAATTTATACATTCAACATGGGCTACTAAACCTACGGTTACATTAAAATATAGAGAGGTGTTCTTATGATTATTTATTTAGCTGATAGACATATGAACATCGTTGCTACATGTTCAAATAATCTACCAAAGGGCTTAAAATTTCAAAATGATTTAAAAGCAGAAGATGTTGAGTCTGGTGTTGCTACTTTTTCAGTCGATATTTTGTATGATGAAGAAGATGCAGTTAAAACAGCTCAATATTGTGAATCAGGAAACTACGTGCTTGTCTACGATGATAATGGGGAAAATGGATTCTACACAATCATCGAAGCTGAAAACGACAGAAAAGAGCACAGTATTAATATTTATGCAGAAGATGGCGGTTTGGACTTATTAAATGAGGTAGTTGATGCTTATACAGCAGATGGGCCTCATCCAATCGCCTTTTATATTGAAAAATTCTCATACGACAGTGGATTTGAAATTGGATTAAATGAAGTAAGTGACTTGAATCGTACGCTTTCATGGACCGGACAAGACACTTGTACAGCAAGAATCTTAAGTGTTGCAAATTCATTCGATGCTGAAATTGGATTCAGTTTTACTGTCAAAAATATGGCTATTACTCATAAGTATATCAACATCTATAAGAAGCGTGGAAATGAAAATGTTGCTCAATTACGTTTGAATACGGACATTGATAACATCATCGTTAAAAGTTCCATTTCAGATTTGATTACTTGTTTGATTCCAAGCGGTGGAACTCCTGAAGGTTCTGAATATCCGATAACATTAGCTGGATATTCCTATGATGATGGAGATATCTATATTAATGAAATTGGATGGCTTGCTTCAAGGTCGGCATTAGCTAAATGGAGTCGTTATCAATGGGAAACATATGGAAGTTATGGCGGTCATATCGTTAAATATTATACTTACGATACAACAAGCCAATCAGAATTATGCAACAGATCGATTTCTTATTTAAAGAAATACTGCGATATCATTTACAACTATGAAGTAGATATTGCTATACTTCCTGATAATGTTCGAATTGGAGATACCATCAACATTATTGATGAAAATGGTGAACTTTATCTAAGCGCAAGGGTCTTGAAATTAGAAACCTCATCTTGTGATAAAACTGCAACAGCAACATTAGGAAATTTCTTGATCAAATCAGGTGGAATCAGCGAAAAAGTCAAAATGATGGCTGAACAGTTTAAAGATTATGTAGTTAAGCAAAGAGAACAAACTTACAAGACTCAACAGTTAGCTAAGTCGGCTCTAACAAAGGCTAATGAAGCAAGCACTACTGCAACCAATGCAAGTAAGAAAGCGGATGATGCGAAGACAAGTGCTGCTGAAGCTATAACTAATTCGAATACAGCTATTAATCAATCAAATGAAGCAAAGACTGCCGCTAATGAAGCAAAGACTGCCGCTAACGAAGCTAAAGCCAGTGCTTCTGATGCGTTAAATAGAGTTGACTCGGCACAGGAAGATATTAAAAAAGCTAAAGAAAATATCAATAATTTACAAAAAGACATTACATCGACAACTAAAACACTTGATGAAATGGCGTCTCAAGCTGAAAAGACAAAAGAAACTTTGGATGGTCTTAGTGGTGACTTACAAGAGACGAAAGAAACTCTTGAAATGAGCTATGCTAAAAAGACTGATCTAAGTGAAACTGCAGCAAGTCTTAAAGCTGAAATTACTAAAAGTGCAACCGAGTTGTCTACAAACATTGAAAAGACATATGCCGGTAAAAGTGATGTGACTGAGATTGAAGGAAGACTTCAAAGTCAAATTACTCAAAATGCTGAAGGTTTAACAAGTCAAGTTAATAAAATAGCTAAACTTGAAAATGATACGACCGATGCTCAAGAAAAGATTACTGCTGCTCGTAAAGCTGCTGAAGACGCTCAAACGGCAGCCAATGAAGCTCAACAAAAAGCAAATGATGCTAAAACTGCAGCTAAGAATGCTCAAACTTCAGCCGATTCAGCAAGCGCTAATGCTACTGATGCCCAACAAAAAGCAAACGAAGCAAAAGCTACAGCTGAAAATGCGAACAACAGATTACAGTCTGCAGAGTCAGATTTGTCTGCTGCTAAAGAAAATTTAAAAAATGTTACTGCTGATGTCAACGCGACAAAAGAACAAGTTCAAGCTGCCCAAAATGCAGTAACTGAAGCCGAAAAGAATGTATCAAAAGCTCTTCAAGATGCCAATGATGCACAAACTACAGCTAAGAATGCCCAAACGGCTGCCGATAATGCTCAAAGTGCCGCTGACGATGCTCAACAGGTTGCCGACGATGCAAAGACGAAAGCTGAAGGTGCATCTACCGCAGCTGAGATTGCAAAGTCAACCGCACAAAAGGCTCAGGAAACGGTTGCGGCCTTGACAAAACGAATTGAAACTGCTGAAACAAACATTAACCAAAATGCGAAAAGTATTTCGTTGACTGCTCAAAAAGTTGATGAAGTTGGTGATCAGTTAAAAAATAATTATTACTCTAAGATTGAAACTGATGCTGCAATCAAAATCGAATCCGATAAAATCGACAGCATTGTACATAGAGTTGATACAATTGACTCTATATCTAACGAGGCTATTACCCAAGCAACTCAAACTGCGGATAAGTTTAACTGGCTTGTTAAATCAGGTACAAGTGCGACTGACTTCACTTTAACTGATCGTACTGCTACATTGATTTCTCAATATATTAATCTTAATGGATTGGTTACTTTTAGTGGATTGAACTCTGAAACACAATCGAAAATCACTAATGCTTCAACTAATGCCTTAAATGCAATATCTAAGGCAGATTCAGCAAACACCTTACTTTCTTCATGGTGTTCAGCAAATGACAAAACTCTTATTAACGGTGCTAAAATTTATACCAGCTCAATTACTGCTGAAAAAATAAGCGTAAATACTTTAAGCTCGTTATCTGCCAATCTTGGTTCAATTACAGCGGGATCTATCAATATTAATAACAAGTTTATTGTAGACTCAGTTGGTAATCTAAAAGCGACTTCAGCTGAATTAACTGGTAAAATCACAGCTACTAGCGGAACAATTGCTGGTATTAATATTAAATCTGGTCGTCTTTACACGAGTAAAGAATCTATCGTACATCATCAAACAGGAGACCCTGTATCTAGCACCGATGCGAACAGGTGTTATGTGTTGAATACAACAGAGATATATGATACAGGATATTTTAAAGTCAAATCTGATTATACTATACACTCACAACTCGCTGAGGACGGTAATGACTTATCTGGAAGTATTGGTACAAGTATTATTAGAGGTGGATTCTTAACGATTAAACATAGCATTAAGGGTGGCGGATATACAAGTATAAAAGGTCATGAAATTATAGCATCTAGCAATAATTATGGAATCACTACTATTTCTGGCGGATCAATTGGTACAGATACGTTGCTCGTATCAGATAACGGATGGTTTGGTAAACAATATTTTTCAGGTGGTGACTGGGTTGGTTGGTATAATAAGCAAAATGGAACTCGACAAGGATGGATTGGTCATAATAAGACAACGAATTTTTATATAATTAACGAAGCTGGAGGAGAAATCAGTCTGAAGGGCGGGCATGTTCGTATCAATGGATATGTTTTACCGAAACTTCTTCAGACAAACTATACTGATAATAGTTTAGGTCAATTTTGGGATAGCTATGATAACGGTAATGCACGATTAAGGTTGAATGTGTACAGTAAGTACAGAGGCGGATGGGGTAGTGAATATCATTTCATACTGCATTCAAATGGTATGAACTCGTTTAGACCCGGTTCCGATGGGTCTGCTAATCTAGGAACATCAAATTGTAGATGGGCGACAGTATATTCAACAAGCGGTTCCGTAAGTACTTCAGATTTAAAACAAAAAGATGTTATTGATGATTACGATTTCAAAGCGAGAGACTTTATCATGGGGCTTAAACCAATTGCTTATCGATTAAATGCTAAAGGTGCGAGCGGTAAAAGAATTCATATGGGATTTGGGGCTCAACCTGTTTATAAATTAATTAACAATCTTGAACTTGGAGATTTGTCATTAGTAGAAGCATGGAAGATTCGAGAAGATTCAGATATTGAGGAACCTTATTATGGCGAAAAAATGGATGACAAATATTTAAGATGGGGTATGAAGTATGAAGAATTACTTGCTCCATTAGTAGCTTTGGTTCAAGAACAACAAATCAAAATAGAAAAACTAGAAAAGATTATAGGAGGAAACTAGAATGGCTTTAACAGTTAAAGAAACTAAAAATCTCACAATGAGAAAAGAAATTTATGTAGATGATAACTTAATTAAAACATTATCAGCTACTATTGATTCTAATACGAATAATATTTCATTCAGTACAGATTATATTCAAAATATGGAACTTTACAAAGCAAATAAAGTTGAGATTCGAAGAATTGAAGCTGAGTTTGAAGATAGTGCATTTGAGCAACAAGAAAAAATGTTAGGAGATGTCTCAAATGGTAATTAAAGATATTTTAGACAGCATGGAAGCTCTTAACAAATTAAATAATGCTCATGGAATGTCTAGTGTTGTGGCTTTTCGTATTGGTAAAAACATCAAAGCTATTGAAGGCGAAGTTAAAGTATTTGATGATGTTCGTACAAAATTATTAGAAGAATTTGCTAATAAAGATGAAAACGGTAAACCAATCATTGATAAAGACACTAACCAATACAATGTTCCAGCTGATAAATTAGAAGCTTTGGAAAAAGAAATTAAAAAACTTCAAAATGAAGAGGTTAAAGTAGATATTAAAAAACTATCTCTTGATGATGTTGAAAAAGCTGATTTATCTCCAAGAGAGCTTATGTCTATTGAATATATGTTGGAAGATTAGAAAGTGAGGAAAATAAATATGGATCTAAGTTTTATTACTAATTATTTTGTTCCAGTCGTTATGGCTGGATGTTTAGCAACAGGTTACGTTGTAAAAAAATGGATTAAGGATGTAGATAATAAATACATTCCTACAATCGTATTTATTGAAGGTGCAATTTTAAATTGCATTGTAATGAATAATATTACTGTAGAAACAGTAGTAGGTGGTGCTATTTGTGGTTTGGCATCCACTGGACTTCATCAAGCTTTTACACGCTTGATTGAAAATAAAGAAAATTAGAGGTGTGTGTATGCAAGAAATTTTGATGCAAACATACACTATTGCTTTACCTATTGTATTAGGCTATATCGTATGGTTATTACAAAATCAAAAAAAATCACGTGATGCAAATTCACGTGGTACTATGCTTCTTTTAAGGGTACAACTTATTGAATATCATTCCAAATACACTAAAAGAGGGAACATTCCAAGCTATGCATATGAAAATTTCAATGAAATGTATGGCGCTTACCATGATTTAGGCGGGAATGGAATGGTAACTCACATGAAAGAAGAAGTAGAACAGTTACATTTTAATAAAAATGAAGAGAGCGAATAGCTCTCTTTTATATTAGGAGGAGAATAAGTGTGAAACAATATGTAGGAGTTAAATTAATTGAAGCAAAACCAATGACAAGAGGAGATTACAACAAATATCGTGGATGGACTATTCCAAAAGATGAAAACCCTAATGATGAAGGATATTTAGTTAAGTATTCAGACGATTATGAAAGTTGGTCTCCTAAAAAGCCATTTGAAGATGCTTATAGAGAATATGATGTAAATGATTTACCTCAAACAGCCATTGGGATGATTAGTGCAGATTACAAAGAAAGATTTAAAGCTGAATATTATCAAGCAAAAATTCGTTATGACAAATTACATGCTATGACAATTAAATATGAAGCAGGAACTTTAAATTTTACGCCTAGTTGCTCATTAGAACTGTTAAAAGAGCAAAAATCTTATATGGGTAATTATATTAGAACTTTAGAAATTAGAGCTGAAATTGAAGGAATTACATTATAGGAGGGAAATAAAATGTCATATGTATTAAAACAAAATTTAGCAAATCAAGGTAATTATGGAAGTAAAAGAGATACTTCTAAAATCAAATACTTAGTTATTCATTATACAAGTAATGATGGTGATAGTGATGAAGCAAATGGAAAATACTTTGCAAACAATGTAGTAAAAGCATCTGCACATTACTTTGTCGATGATAATTCAGTAACTCAATCAGTTCCAGATGATTATGTTGCTTATGCTGTAGGTGGTAAATGTCAATCAAATCATCATCCAATGTATAAAGTAATCACAAATACAAACTCAATTTCAATTGAAATGTGTGATAATCACAAAGATGGAACTGTTCATATTTGTGATGAAACATTAGCAAATACCTATGCATTAGCAAGAGCTTTAATGAGCAAATACAATATTACTATTGATCGTGTATATCGTCATTATGATGTCAATGGTAAATTATGTCCTAATTGTAATGGATTGTTAGAAGATGCAATTTGGCAAAACTTCAAAAATAACATTGTTAATTCAACTGTTGGAAATCTAGGGACTTCAACAGCAACTACTGTTCCTACTCCTGCAGTCAATCCAAATAAAGATTCAGTCGTATCAAGAGGACAACAACATTCTATTAATTTTACAGGTCATACAATTTCAACTGATGGTATTTGCGGAACAAAAACATTGGCAAACATTGCTCGTTGTTTCCAACATGCGATTAATTTAGATTACAAAGAATCATTAGCTGTAGATGGTGCTTTTGGTACTAAATCAAAAGAAGCGTTAGGAAAACATTATGTTAAAAATGGAGAAAAACAATATTTAGTTACTGCTGTAGAAATTGCTTTAATGTGCCGTGGCTATAATGTAAATGGTGTTGAATGCCCAGGTATTTTCGGTGATGGTTTAGAAAAAGCTGTAAAACAATTTCAAAGAGATAGAGGATTAAACGTTGATGGTGTTGCAGGAAGAAAGACAATTTTAAAATTAATTGGATGTTAATCATTCAAATGATATAATGATTATGGTTAGGGTTTAGTGAATGTTTTTATTTTTCACTATTCAATAAATGAAGTGAAATGATGTCTAAAAACATTGTTTCACTTTTTGCTTTTAAATGATGTATAATTAAGTAGTAAAATATTATATGTATTATAACTATTTATTTTAGTATAATAATTCAACGTCAACACAACTGAATATTTTACATTTGACCTGCTTATAATGGCAGGTCTTTTTTTATTTTGATGTATTTTTTTATAAAATATGACATATAAATAAAATAGAGTAATTTAAAGTAATATAAAGTGTTATAAAGGAGTTTAAAAGGTTTCTAAATGAGAAAAAATGTTGCCAAATTGTGAATAACGTTGCTATAATAACGTTGAAAATGTGAATAACTTTACATTAATGTGACTTGTTTGTATGGAGGAAGATGATTATGAAAGGGAAATATTCTGCTTTAACAGTAGCAAAATGGTTTTTGTGGTACAATGATAAAATTCTAGAAGAAGAAGATGCTGATTTAATATCCAATTTAAAATTGCAAAAATTATTGTATTATGCTCAAGGATGTTATTTAGCATTAAAGAATGAACCATTATTCAATGAGCAAATTGTAAACTGGGCTCATGGACCTGTTGTAGAAGAAATTTATCATGAATATAAAAATAATGGTTCAAATGGAATAGAATATCAAGGGGATTATGATAATTCTATTGATAATAATACAACTGCAGTTTTAGAAGAAGTATATGATATTTTTGGTAAATATTCTGCATGGGGATTAAGAAATATGACTCACCAAGAAGAACCTTGGTTAAAAACGCAAAGAAATGAAGTGATTCCTTTACCTTTGATAAAAGATTATTTTGAAAAAACATACATTACTGACTAATGGGAAAATTAAAACGAAAACAAGAAAATAATAAAATATCTAAGCAAGAAATAAAAATAAAATGTTTGTTTATGAATGACCATGATACGATATTATTTTCTTTTAAGTATCTTACAAATCAAGATAAGTATAATTTAAAAGGATTTAAAGGAAGCAGAAATTTTAGAGACGATATAGATGTCTTAAATGCTTTCCATGATTGTTTAAGTAGAATGAGTACTGATGGATGGGAATCCTTGAGAAATAAAAATAAATTTCAAGGTGGAAGAGAATTATTAGAATATTCTCAAATTAATTTTAATGCACTAGATCCTCAAAATGAATTGGACCTTGCTAAAGATACTAAGGTGTGGGTTATTAGATTTGGAGGAAACAAATATCGTTTAATAGGATATAGAAGCAAAAAATGTCAGGCTATATTTCATATTTTAGGTATAGACCATGACCATTCAGCCTATGATCATGGCTAA